AATATTACAGCCCTGAAGGTTTATTTGCATACAAAGTTACTTTACAAGACGGTACAATATGGTCAGTTCCACATTCTGAAGCAAACAGACATTATCAAGAAATCCTTGAATGGGTAGCAGATGGTAACACAATACAGGAGGCTGATTAATGGCATACATAGGAAAATCAATAGAGAGTGGCACATTTAGTGTCCTCGATACCAGTGGCAATACCTACAATGGGTCTAACACCACATTTAATTTAGGCACTCAAGTTGGTGCTGCAGCACAGCTTCTAGTGTCACATGACGGGGTTATTCAAAAACCCGGCACGGATTATAGTTTAGCTACAGGTGGCACACAAATTACATTTACAACAGCTCCTGCAAGTGGTGCTTCTATATTTATTGTAGAAATATCTGGTGCAGTAGGTGGCACAATTACACCAGAAGATAACTCAGTAACTTTTGATAAATTTACAACAACAACAAAAGGTAGACTAATTGGTTTATCTATGATATTTAGTAGCTAGGAGGCATACATGACAACACCAAATTTAGTCAATATAGACACAATCACCCCTGTTTTGGCGGCAGGCGCTGTTACAACAAGTAGGGCGGATATTGTTGACGTTGCAGCAGAACATGTAGCAAAAGTAAATTCATTAATTATTGCTAACATTGATGGTACAAATGCAGCTGATATAACTGTTGAGGTTAGTGCGGATAACGGATCAAACTATTTTGCTATTGCAAAAACAGTTTCTGTTCCAGCAGACGCTTCAATCGTAGTTATAGGAAGAGATAACTTTTTGTATTTAGATGAAACTGATTTGTTAGCAGTAACAGCTTCAGCAAATAGTGATTTAACTTACGCTGTTTCATATGAGTTATTAAAAGACGCTTAGGAAAAATAATAAATGGCACACTTTGCAGAATTGGATAGCAATAATGTCGTTTTGCGGGTTATTGTTATAGATAATAGTGAGGTTGATTCTAACGGAGGAGACCTATCTACTCAAGCAGAGGAATATGTAAAAGGTTTAATTCCTCTTCAAGGAGATGGACAAGTTTGGAAACAAACATCATTTAATAATTCATTTAGAAGACAGTTTGCTGGGATAAATTATACATACGATTCAAATGCAGACATATTTATTTCACGTAAACCATATGATTCTTGGGTAAAAAATTTACAAGGATCAAAAGATGATGGATATATAGATTGGGATCCACCAATCGCATGGCCGGGTGCTGATGTAGAATATACAGACCCATGGGGAAATAAAGCACCTTATTATTGGAAGTGGAGTGAAAATAATGGTAGATGGGAAGGTATTCAAATTTACGAAAAAGATAGTGATGATTTGGGGATTACTAAATCAGTTTATTGGGACCCAAGTTCATCAACAGCAAAAGATATATAGGAGGTAAACATGGGAGCAGTACAAGGTGGTGGAGGATTAGGTAAGGGTATAGATCCTACATCTGGAACACAAGCAGCAAAAGTTTCAACTTTTAATTCATCGGGACAATTTACAGCACAGACTTACACATCACAGGTAGATTTACTAGTTGTTGGTGGAGGCGGTTCCGGTAATCCAAATGCTGGTGGCGGCGGTGCTGGAGGGTATCGTTCAATATCTAATAATCCTGTTTCTGCCGGAACAACATATACAGTTACAGTAGGCGCCGGTGGCGCTGCAAGCCAAACTAGTGCGCTTGCAAATCAAGGCGGTGATTCTGTTTTTGCAAATCCTGCTGCCCCTATAACAGGCGCCGGTGGCGGTGCAGGATATCATGGTGGTTATCCAGCACAAAGTCCAGTTCTTTCAGCAGCACAATCTGAAGGTGGTTCTGGGGGAGGTCATGGTAGTAATGGTAACATACCGGGTCCAGCAAACAATCCCGGATTGCCTCTTGCAGGAGAAGGTAATACTCCTCCAGTAAGTCCTTCTCAAGGAAATCCCGGAGGTGGAGGATCACATGGTAGTAATCCAACTCACGACAGTAGAAATACTGGTGGAGGCGGTGGCGGTGCTAGTGCAGCAGGTGGTTCAATAGATAATTCTGCTAACCCCTCTGAAGGTGCTGCCGGTGGCGCAGGAACAGCAAGTAATATAACTGGTTCATCTGTAACTTACGCTGGCGGCGGCGGTGCTAGCGGCGCTGGAGGCTCTGGTAATGCTAGTGGAGGATCTGGCGGTGGAGGTAATGGAGCTGAAGGATTTGATCATCCGGGTGGTAATGTAAATGCACCGGGAGTTCCCACAGCAAGTGATGCTACTGCCGGACAGGCAAACACAGGCGGCGGTGGAGGCGGTGGTGCTCAGGCAAACGGTGGTGCTATTGCAAACACGGGTGCTGGAGGATCGGGAATTGTCGTTGTAAAAGAAGCAGCAGTTCCTTTTATTAATGCCCCCGGAATATGGAGATTAGGTGATGTTGCAAAATTTGAGGCCGCAGACGAGTGGCCAACTTAGAGAGTATCAATACAAATCTTTTTTAGATACTTACAATTTAAGTGTAGAAAATATACCATTTTACTATGGTGACAGTACAAGCGATATAGGGTTTTTACAGTTTTTACATGAAAAAACTTTAAGTTTAACGCAAGAAAGTCCACAATTAGTTCATCAGATAGTTCATAATGAAAATTTAGATGGTGACTCATATTTAAAAAACCGTGCTGTAGAATATATTTTTAATTTTGCTAAAGAAAATAATATAGACATTAAAAAGTTATTAAGAGTAAAATTAAATTTACTTTTAAAAAATAAAACTGATAAAAAGTTTTTTCATAATCCTCATATAGATAGAGCAGGTGAACAACATAAAGTTTTGATATTTTATCAAAATGATTCTGATGGAGACACCATAGTCTTTAATGAGAAGTTTTCTGAAAAAAAGGGTACTATTTTAAGTATAGATAAAAGAATAAGACCCGAAAAGGGCAAAGTAATAGACTTTGATGGTGATATCTGGCACACTAGTTCTAACCCTTGTAGTATTAATTATAGATTGGTTATGAATGTAAATTATGTTATATAAAACAAATTTATGTTACATGAAACAGATTATTGGTTTTGGGAAAGTGCCATCCCATCAAACATTTGTAATGATATAATTAAACACGGATTATCAAAACAAGAATCAAAAGCATTTACTGGTACAGCAGACGAACCTACACCAGAAGAAACAGCAGACAAAATAAGACAATCAAATGTAAGTTGGTTGAATGATAGATGGATATATAATACTTTACATCCATATGTAAACGCAGCAAATAAAAATGCTGGTTGGAACTTTGATTGGGATTGGTCTGAAAATATTCAGTTTACAAAATACAAATTAAATCAATTTTATGACTGGCACCAAGACGCATACGATAAAGTTTATCCAGAAAATTATGGTTCTAATCAAGCAGGTAAAATTAGAAAGTTATCAATCATAGTTACACTTGTTGATGGCAGTGAGTATGATGGTGGTGATTTGCAAATGAATTTTAGACACAAACATAAAATAGATGAAATAAAAACTATAAATGAAATTAGACCTAAAGGTTCAGTAATAGTATTTCCTTCTTATATTTTTCATAGAGTAACTCCTGTAACTAGAGGTACAAGATATTCTTTGGTAAATTGGAATTTAGGATACCCATATAGATAATGAAATTACTATCAATAGAAAACGACAAGTTTCCTTTTTTAGTGATAGATAACTTTTATTCATCTGAAGAACTAGAAAAAATATGGAAAGAGATAGATTTTTTAGGTGACAAAGCTAAACCCGAATATAATGTGGTTGCAAAAAAACATGGTAAACCGCTTGCTTCTGTTAAAAGAGTTTATCTTGATAATTTATACACTACTAGAAAAACATCAAACATACTTGAATTTTTTCCTAATAAACTTTATAGCCAAGAAGTTACAAATACCTATGTTAATCTCGTTCCTTCGGGTGTAAATTTTGCAACATCTAATTACGATACTACACAATTAAGTTATTATGAAAATAAAGATGGATATAAATCTCATACAGACGTTTCTCAACATACAGCATTAACTTGGATATATAAAGAGCCTAAAAAATTTGAGGGTGGTGATTTGATATTTACACAATCAAATGTAAAAGTCGATTGTATATATAATAGAACAGTATTGTTTCCTTCTTGGTATTATCATGCCGTAACACAAATAAAAATGAAAGATGAAGATTTAAATAAAAAATTTGGTAGATGGGCTATAACACATTTTATCAACTTTAAAAGCGTAACAGTGGGTATAGTATGATGAAAACAACCGAAGAACTTATACAGACTGGTTCTATTATAACTCAATTACAATTTTTAAAAAACTTTAATGAATTAAACGAAAAAAAAGAAACTTATCATTATGACGCTATGTATCAACCTATTGGTGTGCATTATGGTAATAGATTTCAGTCACCATATCCATGTTGGGAAACAGAGTATTTTGTTGATTGTGATTTTGATATGAATAAATCAATTAAAAGTCAAGTGCAAAGATTATTCAAAAAAGAAATTATAGATTGGCGATGTAGAATTAGACTCACATTAACTAGTGAATTAAAAAAATCTGTACAATTTCAACATAGTGATTCTAGATCTGTAGGATCTGTTCACCATGACACAAAAGATTTTGCAGGTGTTATACCATTTGATCAATCTTTTACTGGTGGTACAGCATTTTATGAATATGAGTGGGACAAAGTTCCTGATATAACTTATGGCTCATGGCCTAACAGACTAATATTATACAATGGTCAAAGAAATCATGCAGCTTGTCATGATTTGACTTATGAGAAAAGATATATGTTAATTTTCTTTTTTAATTTAAATGAAACAACTTAGTAGAATTATAAATACACTAAGTGACTTTAAAAAAACGATTGATAAAGAAAATAGAATTTTATCTTATTGGGAAAATGAATTTGAAAAAAATCCTATTGAATACATAAATGATACGGTTAGCTCTAGATTTGTTTCGTTAGACGAAAGACATAGTAATAGACTTGCTGATGATAAAAATTTTATTTATTCACAGGGTTCTTTTAATAGAATTATGCGTTGGAGAGAAGTGCCTCTGTACAAAAATTGTTACGATTATTCCATATATCCTAATATTTTGACTGAATTAAAACCTAAAACTATTTTTGAATTAGGAACTGGAGATGGTGCTAGTTGTGTTTGGTATAGAGACATTTTAAAATTACATAACATAAATTGTGAAATTATAACTTTTGATTTGTATGAACCGGTTAAAACTTTTGAGGATATAAAGTATTATAAGTTTGATTTATATAATATAGACAAAGTAAAAATAGAAGATTGTCCTCATCCTTGGTTAATTATAGAAGATTGTCATATTAACCTAAATGGTATATTAAATTTTTTTGATAAAAGAATGATACCTAATGACTATTTAATTATAGAAGATAATGTCACCTTTAAACAAGAAGTGTTACAAAAATTTATGAAAAACAAAAAATATCATGTAGATACGAGATACACTGATTTTTTTGGATATAATAATTGTTCTTTTAGAAATGGAGTGTTTAAAAAATATGATTTATAAAGTAATACAAGAAGCGATTTCTAGAGATTTAGCTAATTTTGTTTACAACTACTTTTTATTAAAAAGACAAGTTGTACATCATTTTAATCAAACTAGGTATATCTCACCGTTTACTGATTATTTAGGCACATGGAAAGATAATCAAATACCAGATACATATTCACACTACTCAGATTTTGCCATGGAAACTTTACTATCAAAAGTAAAACCAATAATGGAAAAAGAGACAGGATTACAGCTTGTTGAGACATATTCCTATGCCAGAATCTATAAAAAAGGAGATGAGCTAAAACGCCACAAGGACAGACCTTCTTGTGAAACATCTTGCACCATGAATTTAGGGGGCGATTTATGGCCTATTTTTCTTGAACCATCTGGTGAATTAGGAAAAAAAGGAACAAAAATATTGCTAAATCCCGGTGATATGTTAATATACCGCGGTTGCGACGTAGAACATTGGCGCGAGCCGTTCGACGGTAATGACTGTTGTCAAGTTTTTTTACATTACAATGATATCAATGGTCAATTCGCAGAACAGAATAAGTACGATGGAAGACCTTTCCTAGGCTTACCTGCATGGTTTAAAAAATAAATATAAGTGAGGTAAATTAATGCTACTAGGACATGGAGCAATAGGACAACTTGCGGTAGCCGAGGATCTTTCTGGATTAGTTCAGAATGCAGGCACCGTTGAACTATCTTTAGGTCAAGGTGCTAGTTTTAGTATTGGTACAGAAACCGTAGCAGCAAGTGCCGTGTTTGCTGTGACAACTGCCGGAGCACCAAGCTTTACAATAGGCACAGAGGTTGCAACTGGTGGAGCAATTGTGTCACCAACAACAGCAGGACAAATAACAATAAGTCTTGGCGAAGAAACACCGTTTGGTGAAGCTTTCCAAAACTTAATTACATTATCAACCGGATCTCCAGACTTCTTTATTTGGAACGAGGTTGATGATTCACAAACCGTAACTTGGACCGACGTTGAACCGGGGTCCACGGACTAGGAGGCTAAATGGCATCAACATATTCAAGCACTTTGAATCTAGAGCTTCAAGCAAGTGGAGAAAACTCTGGAACATGGGGCGACATAACAAATAACAATTTACAAAAAGTAGAATCAGCAATCAAAGGTTACGTCGCTGTAGCTGTTGCAAGCACCAATGATTCACTAACAGCAAATGATGGAACAACAGCAGACGAGCAAAGTAATGCAATCATCAAACTAACAGGCACTTTATCGGGCGCTACAACAATGAGCACCGAAGCAGTGGAGACATGGTACATTGTCGATGATGCAACAACACACGGTGGTAATAACCTAACCTTTAAACCTTCTGGTGGAACAGGTGTTAATCTTGTTGAAGGTGCTAAGCATATCTTATACTCGGATGGTTCTACGATGTTTGATGTCTTGGACGATTGTGGAAACATCACGGCTAACGGAACATTGGATGTTACTGGTAATGTAAATTTCAACGGTGGTACTTTTGTATTTAACGAAGCAGGAGCCGATAAAGATTTTAGAATAGAAGGAAATACAGCAACACATCTTATTTTCACAGATGCAGGTAACGACAGGGTAGGTATTAATAATGCTTCACCTTCGGTTGAATTAGACGTAACAGGCGGTGTAAAAGCTACTGGCGCGATTGACTTTGATGGTGGTGGATTTACATTCAATGACTCTGGTGCTTCAGTTGATTTTAGAATAGAAACAAATACTTTAACACACGCTGTTTTTGTTGATGGATCGGCAGACAAAATAGGTTTTGGTACATCTTCACCAACAAGTGCATTTGTCACGATAGATCAAGCAAGTTCGACTGGAGCTATTGCAGTCTTAACATTAGATCAAGGAGACGGTGATCAAGAGTTTATTCGATTTGATGGATCAACTGCCTCTGATCAATCAGCAAGTTTAACAACAGACACAAGTGTAGGAGACTTAACAGGGCATATCAGAGTAAACATTAACGGCACAGATTTTTGGATACCATACTATGCCACTAACTAAACTACAAATAGCACCGGGTATAGATAAACAAAATACCGAATACGGTGCAGAAGGTAAATGGGTTGATTGTGACAATGTTCGCTTTCGATATGGTTTACCAGAAAAGATTGGTGGTTGGACAAAAGTAACAAGTGATGCTCTCGTCGGCGCAACTCGAGCTATCCTTACCTATTCTGCTTTAAATGGTGTTAAATACGCCATTTATGGTACGAATAAAAAACTCTATGCCTATTCAGAAAACAATTATGCAGACATAACACCAACACGGTCTACAGGCACTGGTAACATTACACAGTTTGGAACAACAAATACATCTTCTACGGTAACAGTAACAGACTCTAGTCACGGTGCTTTGATCGGTGACTTTGTCACAATCGCTAGTGTAAGTGGCGCAGTCGGTGGTATATCGGCAGCAAACCTGCAAGGCGAGTTTGAAATATTAACGGTGCCAAATGCTAATACTTATACAATAGAAGCAAAAGCAGCAGCAACGTCAACAGCAAATGGATCAACAGCAAATGCAACATATCAAATTAATACTGGTGCGGCCGTTTCCTTATTTGGTTATGGTTGGGGTGCGGGTACATGGAGCACGAGCACATGGAATACAACAAGATCTGGTTTAACTGGTGCCGATGGCGTTTTGCTACAATCGGCAAAATGGGCACTTGATAACTGGGGTGAAGATGTATTATCATTACAATTTGATGGTGGATTATTTTATTGGGACACATCATCGGGGTTGTCTAGTAACGTAGCTAGTACAACAAACGTATCAAACGCTCCAACAAAATCTAGATTTATGTTGGTATCGGGTGATGATAGACACGTTATTTGTTTTGGTACAGAAACAACAATAGGAACAACATCAACACAAGATAATATGTTTCTTCGTTGGTCTTCACAAGAAACAACAAATACGTGGACACCAACAGCTACAAATACAGCAGGCTCTTTTCGATTAACAGACGGAAACCAAATCAATACAGCCGTTAGATCAAGAGGTGCGGTGATGGTTTGGACAGATACGGCATTATATCAAATGCAATTTATTGGTGCTCCTCTTACTTTTGGATTTAAACAAATAGGTTCAAATTGTGGCGCAGTAGGTATTAACGCGGCTGTTGATGTATCGGGTACATCCTTCTGGATGAGTGATGACTCCTTCTTCTTATACGATGGTGCCGTGAAAAAAATACCATGTACTGTACAAGATCATGTGTTTGATGATATTAATCCAAATGCAAAACAAGATGTATTCTGTGCAGCAAATTCTGATTTTAACGAAGTCATGTGGTTCTATCCATCAGCTAATTCAACACAAATAGATAAAATGGTTGCCTATAACTATGCAGAAAATTTATGGTATGTTGGCACATTAGCAAGAAGTTCATGGGCTGACAGCGGTGTCTATGACAACCCTTATGCGGCGGAGTTCGATGCTACTGATACAACAGCGACGATATCTACCATCACTGGACTTAAAGCAGGTCGTACTTTTGTATATATACATGAGACAGGTGTAAACGATGATGGTGCAGCGATGTCTAATCATATTGAGTCGGGCGATATTGATATTGCTGATGGTGATAACTTTATGTCCATATCTAGATTTATACCAGACTTTAAAAATCAAACAGGGACTGTTGATGTAGTATTAAAGACAAGACCATATCCTAGTGGCACACAAACAAGTCACGGTTCATTTGATGTAACAACGTCAACAACGAAAGTTGATACAAGAATACGAGGCAGACAAGTTGCGGTGCGTGTATCAAGTGATGCTGTTGATGATAACTGGCGATATGGTACAATGAGACTTGATATTAAACCAGACGGAATGAGAGGCGCATAATGGCAAAGATTGTAACACCACGTTTACCAGAGGCAACAGAGGAATATAGTAGAGAGCAAATATCTCAACTTGTACAAACATTAGAGCAAGTTATTTTTGTACTAAATAATACATATGTGCCAGAGGTTTTAAAAGACCAAGGTGAGGCTTTTTCTTTTTTCATGGGGGATGCGGCGTCTTTTGAAAAAGACACTAGCACTATTGAATCAAATGTTACGACTTTACAATCAAATGTTACGACTTTACAAAGACAAGTTAACTTTTTACTGGCAACTGGGTAATGGCTAACGTATATACAAATTATAAAGTTGATTTAACAACTACTGATGAAACCACCATTTATACGGTGCCCAGTGAAACCACTGCATTGATACGTTCTATTCGCGTATCAAACGACGACACAAGCAATGCTTGCACTTTAACTCTAACTCTAACAGATACCAGCTCTGCTGTTTTTTCGTTGGAGAAGGATAAAAGTATATCTGCCAAAACTTCTGAAGAACTTTTAAAAGCTTTATTAGTTGCAAAAGAATCAGAAGTCTTTAAGGCTACTGCACAAAACGCAAACGACTTACACATTATTATTAGTGTGTTACAAATAACCAACACATAGGAGATAGCTGTGAAAAAGATGATGAAAAAGAAATCAAAAAAACTCGTAAGAAGAGGTGATGATAAACCTGTTAAAAAAATGATGGGCGGTGGCATGATGTACAAAGATGGTGGCACAACAAAGAAAAAAATGAAAAAGAAAAAGTTAGCTGCTATGTACGGTGATCCTAACAAAATTACGAGAGGCGATATTATTACAGCCGCTAAAATGAAAAAGAAAAAAGGTAAAAAGTAATGGGTAAACTTTGTCCAAGAGGTAAAGCAGCAGCTAAACGTAAGTTTAAGGTTTATCCGTCAGCTTACGCAAACATGTATGCTTCTGCTGTTTGCTCTGGTAAAGTAACACCGGGTGGTAAAAAGAAAAAGATGGCTGGTGGTGGAGAAGTTTTAGACTTCAATAAAATATCACAAGACAGAAAAAGAATTTCTAGTTACGCTCAAGGTGGCATTGCAAAAGGCTGTGGCGCTGTTATGCAAAAGAAACGTAAGAAGACAAAAAAATATTAATGGCAAAAAAAGGTCTAAGAGCTTGGGTCAAAGAAAAATGGGTAGACATTGGTGCACCCGACGGCAAAGGTGGTTATAAACCATGTGGTCGAAGCAAAGGAGAAAAGCGTAAAGGCTATCCTAAATGTGTACCTTTAGCTAAAGCTAGATCCATGTCCAAGGGTCAAAAACGTTCTGCTGTAGCACGTAAACGTGCAGCAGGGAACACGGGACCTAAACCTAAAAACGTCGCAACTTTTGCGAAGAAAAAGAAGAAGAGGGCAGCATAATGGCTAAGACTCCAGCATGGCAACGTAAAGCAGGTAAAAGCAAATCGGGTGGATTAAACCGAAAAGGCGTTGCTTCTTATCGTGCCGCGAATCCCGGATCAAAGTTAAAGACCGCTGTTACAACAAAGCCTTCTAAGTTGAAGAAAGGCTCAAAAGCTGCTAAAAGACGTAAGTCATTTTGTGCACGAATGACAGGTATGAAAAAACGTTTAACAAGTGCAAAAACAGCTAGAGACCCAAATTCTAGGATAAATAAGTCTCTTAGAAAATGGAATTGTTAATTAAGTATTGCAAAAGGATGGGAAAATGAGTATAAAAAAGGACGAAACCGTATTAGCTAGTAAGACAGCTCCAAATGTTTTACCAATTGAAACAGCAGTTACAGTTACTAATGCGCAAACAGGTAAAGAATATGCTAGTGAAGATGAAGCACAAGCTGACGTGAAAAATCCTGCAACTTCAACAGAAGAAAAAGATATCAAACGCGATGTCGCTATAAAGGTGAATAGCCTAGACATATTCGGAGAGGTCATGAAGTAACATGCAGGGATTACAGTCACTAGATCAATTTAAAGATTTTGTATCATCTATTGGTGGTTTAGGCCGCTATGAAGATACATATATTGTGCATGCGGCAGAAGGCGAGACCGTTGTTCCAATGGAGGTTTTAGATAAAAACCCTG